AACCTATCGATTATTCTCCTAATTTCTGCACGTTTTGCAGGAGAAATAGCGTTGTATGCCTTTTCAGCCTCTGGATTTAAAGTTAAAATTCCTGCATCAAGCATCATCTGCACTGCTGGATCATCTATCTCAACGTCACCGTCACCATATGTACGACCTCGTATATCACCTACTGGCTTTGTACCAAACTTTTTCTGAATTGCTTTCATTAGGTTTTGGTCAACTTCGTCTTTACTATCTACACCCATAAACTCGTATACCTGATCAACACCTACATCTTCTTGTGTTTGGTTTTGAGAACTTATACTTGCAATATCTTTTTTAACAAAATCCATAATAAATCTGGCTTCATTACCAACCTGATTGATTAATCTTCTTAATGCATTTTGGTCGCCTTGTCTTATTCTATTAATATTTTTTATCATTTGCATTGCATTATGTTTAGTGCTTTCGCCGCCGCCTGCTTGTTTTATCTCTCCGCCTAATCTATGCAACTCTTGATAAATGTCTAATAAAGCCTCCATAACAGGGTACCCTGCAAGGGTACCCCCTTGTATAAATGAGTTTGGATCTTTTGCTGCTTGTGGAGCAACTTTAGCGTATTTATTTGCTAATTCTTGAGCTTTGGTTTCAAATTTTGAAGTTGACCATCCTTGTTTAGCACCTTGAATGCCGCCACTGACTGCACCTTTGACAGCGTCCCAAACACCTTCTTCTACGTTCATTTCTGCCATTTTGCGAGCCTGGTATTTTTCGTATACTTGACCTAGACGTTCTATGAACTGACTTGCTGGCTTGACGTATTGATCACCGTAGTCTTTTTCTACACTGGTCAACACTGCTGTTTCGCCTTTTGGAAACTGGCCTGTTTGTCTATCAAAGTAACTTAGAATAAATTCGCCTAATGGTGTTTTTTGGTCTTTTTCGATTGTGATCTTTTCGCCATCTGGACCGTCGATTTCGTCGCCTTTTTTAGCACCTTTAAACTTTGCCATACGCACTGCTTTAGCATATGCATTGCCTTCGTCCATATCGCCTTCTACTTGCGCACTAAAGTTGTCTGCAAACTGACCTAACAATTTGTCAAATGCTACATCAACTGCCGACTCTGTATTCATTGATGCCGGTTCATCCAAGTACTTGAATTTTAGCATTTTTAGTGTTTTTGAATCTCCACCGTCTGCATAAGCACCCAAATTTTTCAAATGTTTTGCTGCTTCTACATCGCCTTCTTGGGCTGCCTTTTGTAATGCTTTGCCTAGTGGTGAATTTGATGCGCCTAATTTTTTATATGCTGCATATCCTGCTGCGCCTGCTAGTCCTAACAATCCTAGTATTACTGGCAGTGCTTCGTCAACTCTTGCTTCTGCGATAATATCATCAAAATCTAAATCGTTTGCTTTTGTCGATTCACCTACTAGTTTGTAAATGTATGGAAATACATCTTTGAGTTCTTCGTTGAACTGTTTTACAGTTAGTTGATCAATCCAATTTTCTGCAACGTCTTCTGGTACTTCTACTGCATCGCTTGGTTCAAAACTTTCAAATGCAGTTTTGTAATTTGATGGCTTTTGTAAATTTTGGATAGTTTTCTTTACTGCTACAATACGCTCGTTGACCGTATCCATATGTTCAGCAAGACTTTCTGCCATTACACTGCTACGACCCATGTAAGTTTTGAACTTGCGGAGATTTGAAAGTTCTTCACTTAGTCCTGTGATGTGTTTGCCGAAGTCATCAAAAGGATGACCGCCTTCGCTTACGTGAATAGCCATTGCTCTAGCACCACTTAAATGTTTAAATGGATATTTGAATTTTTCACCTTCTGCATTTTCAATAAAAAGAGAACCAATTTTTTTAGTTCTGCTTTCGCCTTCGCCAATTGGACCTGTGTGTTTGATTCTCAATTTAGCATTACCAATTTTTTGGAAACTGGTTTTGTCAGTTCCACGTAGTGCTGATTCATTCATTTTTGTTTCTCCGCGATTTGCTGCCATATAGCTATAATCTCTTTGAGTAAAGTTTGATTTGTTAATATCTCTTACTTCAAAATTAAGTAAACGTTTTTTAGCAAAATTTCTCATACCTTTTAAAAAATTATACCAATTATCTTCTTCATCAATGCCTGCATTTTCAGTAAAGTCTTTGTTGTACATGATTGTGACACCTGACTTTTCGTCAAGTGATACACTTACTTTGCCTAATGAATTACCGTTGCTTTTATAGTCAAATTCATAAAATCGTGCTTGGTAAGGTTCATTGGTTGTATTACCTTCTCCATCACCGATTGTTACGCTAGGAAAGCGTCCTCTAATTTCATTAAAAAGTTGTTCTGCTACTACGTTTAAATCTCTCATTGTATACTATTTATCAATAACTGCTGCTAACAAAGATTGGCATTGGCATCTCATAATCGTCTTCATGTTCAATTTGACTAAATGTGTTATAAACTGTTGGATCCCAATCTTTCATTACACTCATTACTCTAAGTGTTAACAACAAACTACTTACCAAATCATCATGATGTCCTGGCTTAGCTTGGAAACTACTACCTGCTGCAATATATGCTTTTAATTCACTGATCAATGCTTTGCTACGCACTGTTAGTTTGTCATTTTCTACCATTGTTTTTAGTCTTGCACAGGCAGTGGTTTTTGAACTATGTGTTGTGTTAAATCCTTTGCGGAACTTTCTAACGTGTCCTTTGCGTATTGGTTCGCTGATGAACAATCCTGGAATATTTTCTTCCCCAAAATCATTTATTACAAGTAATGCTGCTTCTCCAATGCCGTTGTTTTCTACACTCCAATATATGTTACTTGATGTTTTCATTTCGTCAGCAAGGTATTTGCACACATCTGCAAGCACACGTATTTGCCCAGGAATAGCAGTTAGGTTATGTTGCCATTCTCCTACTTGCTCATAAGTAGGCAATTCAATAATTTGTATTGCTGCAAAGTCACCACCTGTGCCCATGCTGGGATCTAGTCCTACAACATAAGACTTCTTTGCATCAGGCTTTTTGTACCAACGCACTTGACCCATACGTATAATTGGATCTAAACCTTCCATTGCTGCTAATTTAATTGAATTAATTAGGGTTTCGTCAAATACTAGGAATTCACAACCATATTCACGTCTAAACTTTTCTTCGCCAATACGACCAATCTCGTCACGTTTCCATTCTTCGTCGCGGTCTGGATGTTCATGCCATTCTGCTCTGAACGCATGGAAGCCGTTGATTCCAACTTCACTATCATTACCGTATTCATCAAAACGTTGTTCTGCTTGTTTCCAAATAGTCGCAAAAGTATCTTCGTCACTGTTTGGTGTGCTAGTAATAATAGCACGACCACCTGTTGCTAGTGTAGGTGAAATCGAAGTCCAAAATTCTTCTGCAATATTTGGCTGCACAAATGCAAACTCGTCACAGTATAGTAAAGAAATTGACATACCACGTCCTGTATTGCCTGTAGTTGTTTGCGAAACTATTCTACTACCATTTTCAAACTCAATACTACCTTTGTTGTAACTAGTAACACCTGCTCTTATATGATCTGGGCAAGTTTCATATACAAAACGTATGCGAGACATAATCTCTTGCGCACCTGTGTATTTGTGTGCTGCAATAAGTACAGTTTGGTCTGGATTAAACATAGCATACCAAGCAAGATAGATAGCAGCACAAGTAGTCTTGCCTGTCTGTCGTGGCATCATATTAATGTTAAATCTATATGAATGATAACTGTGCATTAGTCGCAGTTGATATTCATAAGGATCAAAAACTAATTTGCCTCTCACAGGATGCTGAATGTGTGCAAAGTGTTTTGCAAAGTGCAAATACCCTAGTTCAGGATCCATACAAGCTAATAAATCTTCAACTTGTTCGTTTGTAAATGTTTCTTGTTTATTGGCCTTTTTAATTAATACGCCGTCTAATGAAGCTCCCATAAAAATATTTAGCCAAAAAAATAGCGCCCTAAGGCGCTATTGAGTCGGGGGGATGTATTACTTTCTCGCTTCTAATGCTGCACGAAGTTGAGTTTTAATTTGTTCTTCTAGATCTTCGTCTTCTGTGTTCATAGGATTGTCGCCGCCGGCTGTTGCTGGATATGAACCTTTTTCTTTATGTAAATCGTTACCTGATGGAATACTTGCACTTACATCATTTGCATATTCTTCATCTGGCTCTGTACTAGCATCTTGGAAATCGCCATCATCGGTTTCTTCTTCCATTGCTTCACCCGGTGCCATCATACGAATCATATCGCCCATTTCTGGCTCTTTTGGTTTTGCACCACAGCCGCCCATTGGTTGACTTGGGCCGTGAATCTTTCCGCAAATTGGGCAAGGCTTAGGACCAGGATTGATATCGTCTGGTTCAACTACTTTTGCACCGTCAGCACCTGCTAGTTGCATCATACGTAGTATTTCTGCTACTTCACTTGCATCAGCACCATTAATATTAATGCTTGCTTCGTCTAATTGTTTTTTGTCTGTCATAATTGACTCCTTTACCCCGCTCATGTCTACGTTATCAGCATCAGTTTGAAATCCTGCTAAATTTTCAATACCAGTTGGTTTGCCGTCGGCACCTATCTTTACTGGTCCACCGCCTGTATATTTTCCATTTTCTGGTTTGGCACCTACATAATAATATCTACTACCATCTGTAATTAGAATTTTATTTACTTGACGTCCATAACCTGGTGGTTGAGGATTTACAGCTCTCCACGGCTTTGTTGAACTTGGGGTTGTACTTTGTGGAGGAGAACTTGCTGCTGGTTCATCATTATTACCTGCATATTTTTCAATCATTGCTCTAGTTTCAGGACCAACAATACCGTCTACTTTTGCACCTGAAGTTTGTTGGAATGTCTTAACTGCTTTTTCGGTAGCAGGACCAAAAATACCATCAACTTCGTCACCTGTCATACCTAGGTTTCTTTGTAGTTGTTTAACACCTTCACCTCTGCTGCCACGTTTCATAATTTGATTATAGTCTGCGCCTTGTGGTGCTGCTTGTTGTCCTGCTGGAGCATTCTGTGCTTGATTAACTGCTTGAGCTGCTGCTTTTTTTGCTTTTTCTTTTTCTAGTCCCATACCGACTAGTGCGCCCATTAGAGCAATTGCTAAAGGATTTTCTGTTAGGATTTCTTTACGTTTCATGATAACACTGCCTTGCTGTTTTCAGCATCGCCGATATCTTTGCTCTCTCCTGCAGGAGTCTCACCAACATAATCGTTTGATCTTTCTTTACGTGCTGTTTCTAATTCTTTCAACAAGTTCATTACACGATCTGAGCCTGCGTCTGCTTGTGCGCTTTCACCGCCCATGTCTTCTTGAGTCAATTTTGCTGTGTATTCGTCTTTTGCATCTTCTTGCTGATATAGTTCTTGTGGTTCGTTTGGATTACGTACAATGATGTGACTTTGAGGAACACTACATACACCGCCTAAGTATTCTTGTAATACTTGAACAGTTGTTGGGTATGTTAGCTCAACTTCGTAGTACATTACATCTGTGTTTTCTAACTGTGGAAAATCTAATGGACGCTCTTGAATTGGAGTTTTCTTACCAGCTGACATTTTTGTAATGCCAAACTTTTGTAATCCTGTTTCAATCATATCCTCGCATCCGTCAGGCCTGTCACCTGCGATGCCAATTTTAAATTCATATGTTTTTTTTGATTCTATTAAATAATCAGCAAAATTTTTCATTGACGTATCCTAAACTATAATACTATTTATCTTTATCTATGCCTTTTAGACGTTCAAGCAGACTGTTTCTATCTGTGACAACATAGCCTTCACCGCTTACAATATCACCATCTCCAGGTCCGCTGTCTCTATCCATTTTTTCTTTTTTAAGTTGTAGCTCTACCATTTTAAGTTTTTTATCTAGTTTTGCAACTTTTGCATCTAAACTGGTTTTTAACATTGTGCCAGCAACTTCAAATACTCTGCCACTATAACGACTTTCTACGTTCATACCTAAGTCCATTAGATCATCATATGCTGTCATTGCTTTGTCAGCAACTTCATTTAATTCTTTGTCTGCCATATCGCCTAAGCCTTTTACAGCAGGCAATGCACTTGCTATTTTGTCAAACTCTGCAATATCACGGAATGTATCTTCGTGCTGTACAACTGGCGCAGGTTCTTCTTCTTTTAGATCCTCGTTATCAGGCAAGTTTAACATTTCTTCTAATTTTTTAGTCATAGTACTATTCCATTATATACTACTATTTACCCCAGTTTTTATCGGTGTTCATATATGCGGTTATAGTAGCACGCCAGTTGTTTCCACTTTCGTAACTGTGCCACGTTTCTCCATTATTTCCTGCAAACACCAAGCAACGTCCTGGTTTCCACGGTATTTCTATTTTATCTGTTTGATCAGGCGAACTCATTACATATGTACCTATACTAGTTTCGGGACCAATATATGTAACAAACGTCCATATTTTTGTTGGGTCGTCACAATGTGGTTTGAATGAATATCCTGCAGGATTTATTGCCAAATGACCTAAAGGATATGTTTTTCCTTTCCTAGGTGCCTGATAATTTAATTTACGTATTAACCTTGGCATTTTTCTAATTGCAAGTTCTAATATTTTGCTTTGAGCTTGCGGCAAATTATCAATATTATAATGTTGTTTAGAATTGTGTTTTTCTATATGACTTTTAGAAAAGTCTTGTAGTACCTTAATTTGCTCTTGTTCTAAAAAATCATCTATAATCCAATGTTTCCACGGATGATTACTTTCTTTAATATTCATCGTCTACGTCCTTGATGGAAAATGTCTCCTTCGTTTACTACTCTGAAGTACATGCCTTTTTGTTTGCAGTATGCTCTAGCTGCTCCCCACTTTGCTTGATTAACAACATAGTGTGCTTGATTAGCTCTGCTTTTGCCTAGCTGTTCTTTGAACGTGTGATTAGCAGGTTTAACCTCTATTAATTCAACATGTTGTTTGCCATTCCTGTCGCCATAAACAATAAAAAAGTCCGGAACGTAAATTGTATGTTTTCCTGTGAAAGGATGTCTATAAGGTATTTTTATAGCTTCACTTGCCCACTTGGTAATATTTTCATTTGTATCACACATTCGCATAAAAGCAAATTCCCAACTACTGCGATATGTTGGTGTGCGACCGCCGATATATTTGTCAGGGTTTTTGAGAGTAAATTTGCCCTGTGCAAAACGTGCCATTACAATCTCACATTTCTGTTTTCAGTTGTTTCGATATCGTAAGAATTTTTGTAACCTAATGCACTAATTTTGCTTCGGTTATTGTTTAAAATAGCACTAACCAATTGACTTAATTGTACTTCTGACAAGCCTGTAAGTGTATCGATTAGTTGAAAAACATTTTTGTTTTCTGCTTTTGCTTGTTGAATAATTACAGTTGAAACAGCAATTGCTGCATCTTTTGTAAATTTTCTTTTTGTAAAAAATCCAATTACACTATCAACTTCGTTACTTGTAATATTGATTTGTTTAGTATAATACCTATCAAATAATTGGCGTACTTCTTTGCCACTGTCCTGTACATTTTTTTGTTCTTCTGCTGCGTAACTACTCATCCAATTAATCCTATTTCTCTTAAATCGTTTTTAAAACCTGTTGTGTTTCCAAAACCGGTATTTAATTCAGCAAAATTATTTAATGCACTTTGTTCTACCTGTGCCTTAATATTTGGCGACAAATTATTATAAAAATCTTTTGATTCTTGCATGTTAAGACCTGACGAAACAGCAATTTGAACTCGTGCTTCTAAAGCAGCATAGTCTGCAAGTTTTTGAGGATTGTTTTGTAATTGTCTTTTAAATTCTTGATCACTCAAACTTAAATTTTCTATTTTTGTGTTTACCTGTTGAGCAACTGTGTTG